TAGTATTAGCAAAAATTAATTAAAGGGTGGTGCAAAAAACGCCACCCTTTTTTATTAACATTAAAAAATAAAAAAATTATGGCATGCGATTTAGCTAACGGACGTGGTGAAAGCTGCAAGGATAGTGTCGGAGGAATAGACATCATTTACATTGCAAACTTTAACCCAACAATGCAGAGTGATTTAACGTACGATGTAACGTCTACGGATATGATTACTGATGTAAATAATATTAGTAACCTTTACAAATTCTCTTTAAAAGGGAATAATTCTTTTGTACAAAAAGGTACATCTTCAAGAGAAAACGGAACAACGTTCTTTGAGCAAACATTAACTATTGACTTGAAAAAGCAAGATGTTGCAACTACTAAAATGGTAAAATTACTATCTTATGGTAGACCACATATCGTTGTTAGAAATAGACAAGGACAATACTTTTTGGCTGGTTTGGAATTTGGAATGGACGTTACGGAAGCGACTATTGACAATGGAACGCAGATGGCTGATTTCAATGGTTATAAACTTACCTTTATGGGAATGGAGCGAATTCCTGCAAACCACTTGAACTGTTCAACTGAAGCAGGTTTAGCGACTTTGTTTAGTTCTGCAACTATTGTTACTTCATAGTAATAAACTATAACTACATGAAAGGCTATCTTTAATTAGGTAGCCTTTTTTATTTTAACAAATTAATCATTTCAACGTTTTAAGATTATGATAGTTTTAAAAGAAATCGGTACGGCTCAAACGTTTAGTTTCATTCCTAGAAGTGATACATATACGACTATGACTATTACGGATGAACAAACGAATGTAACCACTACGGTAGCAATTACAAGTTCAACGAATATAAGCTATTACCACACTATTACAGCGACTTTCTCGCTTAAAGAGGAGCATACATATAGGTTGGAGGTTTTAAACTCAACGACACCCGTTTATATTGATAAAATCTACTGTACTAATCAGACTATTTCAGACTACACAATAAATAAAGATACGTACACAAGTACAACAACATCAAACGACTTCATAATTTTAGATTAATGGATAACGAAAAAATACAAGTAATCAATCTAGCTGAATATAAAGCACCGATTATTAATGAAAGTACTAGAGAAGATTGGGTTGAATATGGCGAGGATAATAATTATTTCCAATTCTTAATTGATAGACATATAAATAGTGCTACAAATAACGCAGTAATTAACAATATTACAAGACTTATTTACGGAAAAGGATTGACTGCATTAGATGCTAATAAAAAGCCAAATGAGTTTGCACAATTAATTACTTTAATTTCTTCGGATGATTTACGTAAAATTAGTGTTGAAGCGTATTTATTAGGTCAATGTGCTATTCAAGTACACTACGATAAGAAACGTACAAAGATATTAAAAGCGTATCACATTCCCGTTCAATTATTACGTGCTGAAAAGTGCAATGAAGAGGGCGAAATAACGGGATATTATTATTCTGATAATTGGGAGGACGTTAAAAAGTATAAACCTAAAAGATTAGATGCTTTTGGTTTTGGTAGTTCTGAAATTGAAATACTTTATGTTAAGCCTTATTCAGTAGGTATGAAGTATTACTCAAACGTTACTTACACGGGTGGTTTACCTTACACTATAATGGAGGAGGAAATTGCTGAATATTTAATTAACGATGTTCAAAACGGGTTTTCGCCTACAATGGTGGTTAATTTTGTTGGAGGTACGGGAACAGAGGAGCAACGCAGACAAATTGAATCACAAGCGAATAAAAAGTTAACGGGTTCAAAAGGTAAAAAGATAGTTTACTCATTCAATAAAAATAAGGATAATGCAACTACAATTGAGTCTATTCCTTTAAATGATGCACCCGCACATTATCAGTATTTGAGTGATGAATGTATGCGTAAAATATTACTTTCACATAATGTTACTTCGCCACTTTTATTTGGTATTGCAACGACAACGGGATTTTCTTCTAATGCAGACGAATTAAAGAACTCTTTATTGATATTTGATAACCTAGTAATTAAACCGTTTCAAAACTTAATTACAGATGCTATTGATAAGATTTTAGCAGTTAACGGTATTAGTTTAAAACTATATTTCGAGGGGTTAAATCCTTTTGAGGATATGTACGCTAAAAAAGAAGAAGCAATTGTACAAGATACAACGTTATCTAGTCAAGAATTGGACTTATCAGAGTTTGGAGAGGAGTTAAACGAAGATGAATGGGTATTAATTGACTCGCATAAAGTTGACTACGATAATGAGGAGGAGTTAGATGCTAAAATTAAAGAGTTAAACAACCAACAACCTACTAAATTAAAACAAATAATTAACCTAGTTAAAACGGGTGTAGCTAATCCAAACGCTTCATCTAGTCAAGATGGCGAAATATTCAAGTCAAGATATAGATATTCGGGTAATATTGGCGAAAATTCAAGAGCATTTTGCAAAGCAATGTTAAGCTCTAACAAAGTATATCGTAAAGAGGATATAATTAGAATGGAAACACAAGAAGTCAATAAAGGTTGGGGTCCTGAGGGAGCAGACAATTACTCTATTTGGTTATATAAAGGAGGAGGAGATTGCCACCATTATTGGACCAGAGAAACATATTTAAGAAAATCAGATGTTAACTCTCCATTAGCGAAAAAATTCACTCCAAGTGAAGCGAGAAAACAAGGAGAGATATTACCAACAAATGATAATAGAGTATATCAACAACCAAAGGATATGCCTTATAATGGATTTTTACCAACAAATAAACGCTTTAACTAATGGCAGAAGCATTACTTATAAATAGAACGGATTTAGTTAAGCACACTAGCTTAAACGGAAATATTGATACAGATACTTTCATTCAGTATGTGAAAATCGCACAAGAAATACACATAGCTAATTATTTGGGTACTGATTTATTCAACAAGTTAAAAGCTGATATTGTAGCGAATACTTTAAGCGGAAACTATTTGACTTTATTAACTAACTATGTACGTCCGATGTTAATTCATTGGAGTATGGTTGAGTGGTTACCATTTGCGAGTTATACAATTAACGGAAAAGGTATATTCAAACATAGTTCGGAAAACGCTAGTAATGTCGAAAAAAACGAAATAGACTTTTTAATTGATAAAGAAACTAGTTTGGCTCAACACTATACTGAACGCTTTGTTAGATACATGAGTTTTAATCAAACTTCGTTCCCTGAATACAACAGTAATTCAAACGATGACACTTTTCCTGACCATGACACAAATTTCACAAGTTGGTTAATATGAAAAAAGAGGCTAAAAATAACAACCTAAAAAAGTTAACGTTATTATTAAAGAAGTTAGAACAAAATGAGCAATCAAAGAATAAGTGAATTAACAACAAGTAGTGTTCCAATTAAGGCGACTGATTTCGTAGAGGTTTCAGTTTACAACGGTGCGACTTACGATAGCAGAAAGGTTAATTCTGAATATTTAAAACCTTATAAAGTCTATACTGCTTTAATGGCACAAATTGCAACGGCTGCACCAACTGCAACGGTTTTAGAGAATACAATAGGAGCAATTGTTTGGACACGAACGTCAGCTGGAAGCTACAAAGGAACATTAACGGGTGCATTTACTTCAGCGAAAACAGTTGGGTTTTTAACGCTTAACTATATAGGTGATGATTATACCGTTTATTGTGGTCGATTATCAGCAAACGAGTTTAATATAACAACATTAAACGCATTAGGTGCTGCAACTGACACTATTTTATCAGATGCAAGTTTAGAAATTAGAGTTTACCAATAAAATATAAAATAAAATGAGTTTACCAAACATAGACAAATTAGTAGCAAGTAAAGGGGTTTACATTTGCAACGATACAACGGCAGTAACTAAAACAATCGCAGGAATTTTAGTATTAGAAGATACGGTATTCGCTGCTATTAGAGTAGCAGGTACAGATGTTAAAGCGAGTTATATTTCAACTCCTGCAACTGCAGTTAAAGCAGGTGCGTTTATTACGGGTTTAGGTGTATTGTTTAGCGGTGTAACGTTAACAAGTGGTTCTGTAGCTTTAGTTATCGGATAATGTACGGAGTAGGATTTGGATATGGTGCAATTGGTGCGACTACTGTTTTAAGTGGTGGTGGTGCTGCTTATGATGCAGACGCACAAAGTTTCTTTGCTGCTTCGGGTGTTACTGATGTGGCTCAAAAGAATGCAATTAACACTTATATTTTAGACTTAAAAAGCAATTCACTTTGGTCAAAATTTAAAGAAATTCATTTTTACTTTTTAGGAGATTCAACAAAGAATAGTTACAACGTTAAAAACCCGTCTACTTTTACTAATGTTTTTTCAAGTGGATGGACTTTTTCCTCAAATGGTGCGACTCCAAATGGCACAAGTGCATACTGTCAAAGTGGATTAAACATATCTACTGTAATGAGTGCAAATTCTGTTAGTGCAGGTTTTTATTTTGGTACTGCTCCAACTAAGGCAAGTTCTGCAAATGGTATTTTTATTTCTGGTTATAACTGTTTATATCGTTCAAGTGCTACGGCTAACTTTACATATTGGAACGGTGGCGAGATTGGTTTAAATACGTCTTCGGGTGCAGATAATAACGGCTTTCAGCAAGTTTCAAGACACAATACTACACAGTCTTTAAGAAAGCACAAGTCTAATAGCGTAACAACTCACACAGATACTTATACTTCTTTACCAAATGCCGTATTTCACAAAGGTAAAGCTAATGGTTTAGATGTTTATGAAGATAGAAGATTCACATTGACATATGTTGCTGATGGTTTAACTAGTTCGGAATTAAATATTAACTACACTATAACACAGGCATTAATGACAACTTTAGGCATAAACGTATGATAGGCTATAAATTAACAATCGAACAAAAAAACGCTATACAAGGACAATTTTATAACGAGAATTGTTTTTTCAATTGTGTTCAAGATATTAATAACGATTGGTTTTTATTTTTAAGTGAAAGCGATAAAACAGAATTAGTTAATACAAATTACGCTTATTTACTTTCATTAAGTGAATTTGAATATGTGCCACCAATAATTGAAAATCCTTTTATCTAATGACTCCAGAAGATTACATAAAACTAGTTATAGGTTTAGTTGTGGCAGTAATAGGCTACTTTGTAAAAGACCTTAT